CTGGTTAATAGGAGTAATTTCCTATGGCCAATTCTTGGGGCGAACTTAGTTGGAGTACTGGCGCATGGGGCGAGCAGAATGATATTACTGCTTCCTTAACTGGTATAGCTTTAACTGGAACATTAGATTCAGTTACTACTGCTATTGATGTAAGTCCAATACCAAATAGTTTTCCTTTAAGTTCTTCTAGTGGAAATATTTCTCCTATAATAACAGTAGATACTTTTCCTATTGGTAATTCTTTATCTATTGTTGAAGGAAATTTAGACGCAGATCCAGATGCAAATATAACAGGAATTCAATTAACTGCTAATTTAGGAACAGGAACTCTTGCTTATAATTTAACTGGATGGGGAAGATATCTGTGGGGAGAGTTTATTTGGAATGGGACAGGTATCTGGGCAAATGTAGATGTAACAGGAATAGAACTTACTGCTAATCTTGGATCTATTATAGAAGTAAATGGATCAGCAGAAGTAAATTTAGTAGGAAATTCTTTATCTATTGCTGAAGGAAGTTTAGATGCTAACCCTGATGCAAACCCCGTAGGAATACCATTAACAACAAGTTTAACAGCAGTTTTTGCATTTACTGATGTTGATGTAGATTTAACAGGAATAGAATTAACAGCTAACCTTGGCTCTATTGCAGAAGTAAATGGAACAGCTGTTGTTGATATTAATGATCCTACGGATGCATTCTCATTATTAGCACAAGAAGGATATATAGACGCAAATCCAGACGCTAACCCTGTAGGAGTAGCTATGACAGCTGCTTTAAGTTCAGTGACCACATTAGCAGATGCTAATGTAGATTTAACTGGTTTTGCTATTACATCGTCATTAGGAACAGCTGAATTAACACCTAGCAAAGAAGTAGATCTATCAGGTTTTGCTTTGACTATGGTGTTAAATAGTGTTGATTATGACGCCGATGGTTTTGTAGAATTAACTGGAAATTCATTGACAATTTCTGAAGGAAGGGTATATAACCTAATATGGAATGAAGTAGATACCGGCACAGTCGTTCCATGGACAGAAGTTGACACGGCCGCATAAATGATTAATATAATTAAATAAGGAATAAAATTTATGGCATCAAGTTATTCAACAGATTTAAAACTAGAGTTAATGGCCACTGGTGAAAAAGCCGGTGAATGGGGTACGATTACTAATACTAACTTAGTTATTCTTCAACAAGCTATCGGTGGTTATCAATCCATTACATTAAATAACACTACTGGAGCAACTTTAACTTTTACTAATGGTGCATTATCCGATGGAAAAAATGCAACATTAAAATTAACAGGAACATTGGCAGCAGATGTTAACGTTGTTGTTCCAGATGGAATTGAAAAAGTTTATAACATTGTAGATGGAGTAGATCATGCTGGATATCAAGTTACATTTAAAACTTCTTCAGGAACAGGAATTAAATTAGCAGAAGGAAATAAATATGTTTTATATTCTGATGCAACTAACGTAGAAAAAATTTCAGAACAACAAGTATGGAGAGCAATCACTGGTGCAGAAACTGTTCAAGCTGGTGCAGCTATCTTAGCTAATACCAATGGTGGAGCATTTACTTTAACTCTTCCAGGTTCACCTGCAACAGGTGATCAAGTTTCTGTTATTGATCAAGGGTATGATTTTAATACCAACGCTTTAACCATTGGAAGAAATGGTTCAAATATAGCAAACTCTGCAGCCGATTTAACAATTAATACACAAGGTGCAGGATTTACATTAGTATATTCAGGAGACGCGACTACTGGTTGGACTTATAAGGAGAAATAATCCATGGCTAATTATGAAGCTACGAAATATGATTTCTCTGGAGCGAGTTTAACAGGAGTTGAAGGAGTTAATACCGGTCTTATTGTTCCTTGGGGAAATAATTCTACACCATCAGGGTTTTTAGATTGCGATGGAACTGCTGTAAGTAGATCTACTTATGCAAATTTATTTGCTGTGGTGGGAACCACTTACGGAGCAGGAGATGGATCCACTACTTTTAATGTACCCGATCTAACAGATAAAGTTGTCGTAGGAAGATCTCCAACTAAAGCATTAGCTTCTTCTGGAGGAGCCAATGCAGTTACAAACACTGGAAACGTAACTGGAACAGCTGGAAATACCACTTTATCAACCCCTATTATTGCTAGTCATAATCATCCATCTGGTAATCTAATGGCAGGGGGAGCTAATTCATATACTGGAGACAATGAAAACAGAGGGTATACTGGTGGAGGTACTACTTCCAGTGGGAGTACTGGTGGAGGTGGTGCACACGATCATTCTTTAGCTGGAACTTTTTCTGGAAATTCGGATAGTGTTTTACAACCTTACGCAACAGTTAAATATATTATTAAAACTTAAACATTATGGCAAATTACGAAGAAACTAGATATAATTTTGACGGAGCAAACCTTACGGATATAGAAGGGGTTAATACAGGTATCATCTTACCTTGGTCTGATTCTACTGCTCCAGTGGGTTTCTTAGAATGCAACGGATCTGCTGTAAGTAGAACTACTTATGCAAATTTATTTGCTGTTGTTGGAACTACATGGGGAGTTGGAGATGGATCTACTACTTTTAATTTACCGGATTTAACAGATAGATGTTGCGTACATAGCTCTCCTACTAAAGCATTTGCAACAACAGGTGGTGCCAACTCAGTGCTTGTAACTGGAAATGTGGGAGGTTCTCTTGGGGACACTACAATTTCAATTCCTACTCTTGCTAGCCACACCCACAGCGTAGGTTTACCAAGTAACAACAGTCCTGGTTATACAGGAGGAACACCAGAAGGTGATATACAACCAGGGGGGAGTACGGGGAGTACGGGAGGTGGAGGTTCACATTCTCATCCTTTTTCCGCTGGATTTACAGGGGATAGTAAATCTGTATTACAACCATATTTAACAGTAATGTATATAATTAAGACATAGGAATTTATTATGGCAAATTACGAAAACACAAAATACGATTTTGATGGTGCTTATTTAACTGGTGTGCAAGGGGTTAACACTGGATTAATTCTACCGTGGTCGGATTCTTCTATACCAAGTGGATTTTTAGAATGCGATGGAACAGCAGTAAGTAGAACTACTTATGCAGCGTTATTTGCTGTGGTAGGAACTAGTTATGGAGTAGGAGATGGATCTACTACGTTTAATTTACCTGATTTACAAGATAGAGTATGCCAACATAAATCTCCAACAAAAGCACAATTTTCAACAGGAGGAGCGGATACTGTTGCTGCAACGGGATCTTTATCTGGTGCAACTATTGGAAACACAACTCTATCTACACCCCAACTACCTTCTCATTCTCATACTGGATCCAATATGGCACAGGCTGGACAAGGAGGTAGTGGTACAGGGTCGGGAGCAGGGGCTTCTGGGAGTACTGGTGGAGGTGGTGCACACAGTCATCCTTTGGGTTCTTCTAGTTTTGTAGGAGATGCAACTTCTGTCTTGCAACCATACCTAACTTTAGTGTATATTATAAAAACATAAGGAGAAAAAATGTCAAAACACGGAACATGGACTGTAGTATTTGCAGACCAAATGATTATTAAGAGAACAGGAGAATTTGATACAAATACTGCATTGGGCTATCAATGTGGAGGAACGGATTTTTGGTTACAATCTAAGTTTTCAGATTTACATGCCATACAATTTACTGATGATAATATAGATAACGATCAGGTGGAATACAAAGATTCTAGACCAAATAGTGGTTATGATGCTTCTTTACTTGGAGATTTTAAACAGTTTATTGATTTATGGGATTCAAAACACCTGTCTGTTTTACAAGAGGCATGGGATAAGAATGTAGTGGTTACTGGGGTAAATGAGGTAGGTGAAGATATTTACGAAACAACAGAAGCTAAAATAGCACGATTAGGGGAAAGACCAATTAATTATACTTCATAGTTTTTATGGACATACAGAAAGCAATAGTTAAATTTGACGGGTTATTTAACACCTGTTTAATAGATAGAATTATCCATTATTTAAATTTTGAAAAATCCTTACCCTTAGCTACTTTTGGTGGTGATACTGAAAAAATAAGAAAAGTAAAAGGATTTTCTGTCGAAAATAAATATCATACACATGTAGATAATAAAGATATGACTAAACATATTTTATTTAATTTCATTAAACAATCATTAAAGATACCACTGTTAAATTATACAGTGAAATTTAGAGAATGTGTTTATGAAGATATCGTACAGACTGATTTTTTA